GTATATTCAACGGCGGTTAATTCAACTTCACTATCAAGTTGTGCTGATACACGTAATTGAATCCAATATCCGCATTCACCATACATGTAGTTAGGGTATGAATCAGTTGGTAATGTCCATGTGATATTCCCGGTTTGTGCAAGTGTAGCACCACCGGATGCAGTATCGTCATTTAATCCGGTTACTTGTGTCCATGATCCATTCCAATAATATGCGGATAACGTAGAGGTAGTTCCATTTGCTTTAGATACTGTAGGTCTAAGCGTATGTATCGGCATTCCGGGCATGATAAATATACATTCATAATTAGCATATGTATCAAGTGAATCAAGAACAACAACTGTAGTCGTCAATCCATCATTTGCTTCATCGGAATAATCTCTACCCTTTGTGGGAACATTCGGGGGTGCGGTACTACCATCATACACAACCACTCTATCTACATATGTTAATGTTCCGAGATATATTTGATGTTGGTCAACACCATTAGAAAAGATCATTATATCTTTAACATTTCCCCATGATGCGGGAACTGAATTTGCTGATCCACTGAACACTTCACTGCCAAATGTACCAGTAGTTACACCCGGTGGATCTGTAGTAGCCTCAAGCACATCATTATCGCCCATCTGTGCATATGTGTGTTGCTCATCTCTACCAGCCTTCTGAAATTGATAAAGTGTCTTCACCTCATTGGTTCCATCAGCAACAGTATGTAATGTTCGCTGGCCATTACGTTTTTTAAATCCGGGCTGAGTGGCTCGCATATTCTGTCTCATGGAATATTCGCCCATGGGTATCTGTTGTTATTCTAATACAGTATTGCATCCACCCTTAAACGGAACGGTAGATATATCACCAAGCCTATCCACATCTTTTTTGTAATCTTTTGCCATTACTTAGCCCTTTTAAAGCTAACGGTAAATTTAGTTCTATGTAACGCATCCTCTGTCTGCCCGATATACGCACGTATAGCTCTTTCCCAATATTGGTAGAATGCATCACCAAATTGCGGTTCGCGATCACGATATTTATACAACCATACTGCATACTTGGCTAATGCTTCACTATACTCAAAGGCTATATTATATACATCATAATCCGAATATACCGGCGCGGGCTTCTGAATGTAATAAAACGTAATAGTCTCACTTGCCGTTTCGGGTGGAGGGTCAAGAATTAATCTGAATCGCCTACGAGGTTGAATAATAAACGCATCACTGCTATCCCATTCGTTATCGGTACCATCAAATAAGCATATATATGCAGTAGTACCACCGCTTGGTACACTAACAACAACACCATCAGAGTCATCCGTGGTATTATGTACTATATCACCCGATGTTACATCACTTAAATCACTTGTTGTTGTAAGCAAACTCTTACCACCAGTTGCATCACCATCAGCAGATGCGGTACCACTAATCTGACTATCCAGACTTTGCTCATCCGCAATGCTGAAGTTATCGGGAATAGCTACGCTCGTATCGTTATCATCATATATAATACTCGAATAACCTTTAAACGTGGGAAAATAGTTATCACTACCATCGTTATACTTTATATAATACTTATTCTCGGCATTACGCAAGTATAACCCCATGTAATCACCATCAATAGTATAATCAGTTTGATCGGCAACGGTGGTAATACTCTGTGTATTAGTTAAACACTTGGTTCGTCGAACCCATTCTTTTGCCGCTTCGTATAAATAATCATACGTAGTACGCTCATCCAGCCATACGGATGTACTCGACTCATTAATGGATTGACGGACTAATCTGGATAGATTTTTTCCGTCCATGGTAGTATCCTATTTCATTTTGCGAAGTGTTTCAACATTGACATTTTCGCCAAGATATTTAGAAGAAATTTTCCACATACGCTCAGCCTGTGTACGGGAGACCATACTCTCATAAGGTTTAACCCCACATGCCATAGCCAAATCCATTTCATTATCATGAAGCTTAATGCACGGTTCACTCATTCTTCGTGCTTCCTCATGTGCATCAGCCGTTCCTCGCTCCATGTCGGAATATGTAAATAGACCTTCTGCAATTTTAGTACCAATTGACTTATGTGCCTTGGCAAGCTCATCCTTTTCGGCAGCAGATAGTTTTGGTACACCACCAAGAATATCATGCAATCTCTTTTTTTCTTCCTCAAGGCGTGTCTTCTGAATGCCCACTTCGCTCTTAGGAACAAGATCACCCTCAAGTGCGTGTTCACGCTGTTGAATACTTACCTTAAGCTCATCAATCTGTGGATCAAAATACCATGCCGGATAACCGGATGATGGCTGGCCCTTCTTATTCATATCAACTTCACTGAAAAACTGGATGTTACTCATAAATCCTCCGTGTTTGTTTAATTATAAGCTTTGCAAAAAAGGGCAGGTGAATTACCACCCACCCTTTAAATTTACCCTGTCAGGTTATCGTCTGTTAGCCTGTACCCACAGATAATCGACCAATACAACCCTTGAAGCGGTAGTCCTATTAGCAACAAAGATAATTGGAGTAACTGGTGTAGTTACCGTAATTGCATTAGCTGTTTCAGCAGCTATAGCCACACCATCAACATAACCAGTAACACCACCCGTTGCACTAACTTCAACCCTGAGCGTTACATCAGTCGCATCAGTCGGTGCTGTGCCGGAATATGCGGGATCGGTATCGGTATCACCCTTAACTCCACCCTGACACCATTGTTCGGTGGTTCCATCGGTATCATAAACAATTCCGCAAGCATTAGCTGCGTCGGAATCAATAGCTGTTGAAGCTAAGAATATCGGTGCCTCAACTGTGGATGGTATAGCATCGGTAAATCCAACAAAAATCATTGAATTGGCTATGTGGTCAATCTGAAGCATCGTTTCCATAACCAGTCCACCACTATCGGCTCGCCAATTAAGCAAGGCCCCACCACAACTTGAACCATTAGCAGCATGTGCAGCATCAGCACTTGAAGTAGTAATGCTCAAATTTCCACCTTCACCCGTTGCAATCGCAACAGCATTACCGGTACCACTACCCTCACCCTTAAGTAAATTGGTAGTACCATCCAAAAGATCACCCATAAAGTCAGTTCCCATGGTAACCTTTGCTCCATAATCAAGAGCATTGATTTCTGTGGTAGTTGCACTAACCTCATCGAGTTTATTTAACTCAGCGGCAGTAGCAGTAATTTGCGTTCCAGTTTGGAACAAATTCCCACTGGAATCCGCTACTTCAACTTCAGAATCCTTAGCACCAACGTATAATCCTTGACCACCAACAACCCCAGAGTCTTCGAACTGGCTATAATAATCTGCCATTTTAATATCCTCCTTGTAATATTAGGGCAGGGTATTAACCCCACCCTAAGTTGTTAGTAATCACTATACGTTATGTCCATATATCCAACGCCAATTAAGATGACCATTACCAATCCTAAAGTAGATCGAATGCTTAATCATAAACGTTTCAAAATCAATCGTATTATTCGGCTCATTCTTAATTCTGTCAATCCAAATAAGGAACTGCTTCATCAGCCCGGAATCAACCATATACCAATCGGTTGTGGAATAGTCGTCCAGTCGCTTATAAGGCAGATACCTGAATCGCCTATAGTTGACATTAACGGTGGATTCTGCTGTATACAGACCACTTGGAGTAGCCGTGATCTCTTCGGCTTTGTCGGCCAAATTATCAGGAACGATCAAGAGATCGGGTTCAATTTCAATCCTCTCTCCAATATCGTTCTTGAACTTTCTCATAAGAAGTCTGGTAGCTTCAACAGAAGTCTTGTTGAATGCTGTGCTTCCGGCATTATCAAAACCACTCGAAGTACTAACGCCCTGCGCCTTGGTAGTATGCGAATCACTACAAAGAGAAACGCCCTCTTCTGAATCCTGAAAGTCGAATGCAGTGGAAAAGGCATATGCGAAAGGACGAACCCCAATCTTCTCTCGTTTACGTGCCGCACTCTGCGCTAATTTCTTAGCCCAATTATCCAGCACCGCGTACTTTTTATCGTCCGTAAGTTTCCTCTGGATTTCAACACCAGCGGCATACTCTTTCGGCTCGATCTTGTTATGATATCCCGGCGCGACATTCAAATAAGTCAACTTACCGCTGAACTCAGGAATGTCAGGAAGGGAACCAATCTCATAAAATTCCTCAAACGCACTGTCACTCGGAAGGACAGTGTAGAAATTATCTATCATTGAGGGAATTTCGTTAAATGTGTCTTCAGACACTTTTCTCAACCGCGCATCAAGGAGGCGTACAAATTGAGAACTGGTTAAAGGATTAGCCATAATCTATATCCTCCTTTCTATGCTCTGAGTCGGCAGAACGAATCAGCATTGAATTTGAAAATACAATACTCATTTCCTGCTTCTTCAAGGTGAACTTCAAGCACATCAATCGCATAATAATTAGCTGACTGATCTGCGCCATTGTCAATATATGTAGATTCAGAATCAAACTGACCACGAACCGTGCCAAGTCCAACCTGAACACCTACAAATGTATCACCGATAGAGATATCATACGGCCAATAGGTATCGAACGTATGAACTGTGGTGGACGTATCTGTACCTGAACGATACAAACCCATGTTGGCTCCACTCCTGCAATACCAAATGGCATTGTGTGAAATCGGCGTAAAGTCACCAGCATCGGCGGTAAATCCAGCACCAGTTGCCGAACCGGTTGTAACTGTATTAACGGTAATCGCAGTACCAAAAGCTGCGTTATAAATTCTCCCCTTAATAAGCGAGTCCATTCCAATGACACCAACCTCTACAAATGCCATGGGATCTCCCTTGCTCCACATACCTTCCTGACCAGTATACTCACGGGCAATCTGAGCAGCCTGAGACTGAACATCTGTAATATACTCGGCCTGATATGTAGTATTAAACAGGGGGGTTCTATTGTTAGTACCAACCACTATTCCAAAGGGAACTGTTTTATCGGTAGTATCACCAGCACCGGCAGCCGCAGCCATGGGAGCACATCCCCCACTTGCAGCAGCACTTTCGTTGATGGTAGACACAGCCGAACCAACATACAAAACATCAGCACTATCAATAGGCATCCAAATCGTTCTTATGGGTGCACTAATAAGTTCCATTGTGTAACCTCCTAAAATTATCTATAATTCATGCATCCGCAGAAAGGACAACCAGTTGTAACATTCGAACGATTAGATGTCATATATACTACTGGCGTTTCACCATCCATTCCATATTCTAACAACATGGAACGCTCTTGATGCAGACTATCCAATATCAATTGAATTGATGACGGATTATCCACACCGAATGGAATATCCACAAAACCTGTTGTTGATACTCCCGAACCAGTGCCGATTGCATCTCTATCTTTTTTACAGGTAAATCCGCAATTCCAACACTTGTAATACAAATCACTATCTTCAAACGAACCGAATACCGGTCTAACACGTTTGAATTTAGGAACTCGCGTTTTGGTAGTCTTTATGTATCTACTATCATTCAATAGTTGCTATCTTTCTTCTGGACGCTTAACTCCCATTGATGCGTCACCATCAAGGGCTGCTTTCTGATCTTCCTCGCTCATTCCAATTTTCTCAGCAAATTCTTTCGCTATAGGATCAAGATGCACAGGTGCGGCATTTGATGCTGGCGCGGATGTACTGGAAGCACTTACGCCCGTCGGCAGTGCAGTATTGGTTAGAACGTTAGGTGCTGGCTTTGCTGAAGCAAGCTTTTTCGAAAGCACAGACCTTGCGGCTCTGCTATAATTGTACTCAGCATCTATAACAGGATTACCGGTACGTTTCTCGTTGAAGTTTACCATCATTTCATCATAGATTTCGCCATAGTTATCAGCGTCAAGACCTTTCATGCGATCAAACGCACCTGAATAATCGTGTGTATATCTCTGATTATCATCTTCACGTTTCCTATCCCTTTCGTCAAGAATCCTATCCACGTCGGCCACAGTTGACACGATTTCGGAAGTATCATAACCGGTATACTGCTGTTGCTGTGGCTGATACCCTCCATCGTACTGTGGGTAGTATTGATTGTTGTCGTAAGGATTAGGCTGATTAAATTTAGCATCCATCTTCTCTATGAATCCATCAAGCATTGACTCCATTTTACTTACCCTGCGTCCCAAGCGTGAGCTTTCTCCGTGGTCAAGGTCAGGCTGGTTAGTAGGATCAGCATTAACATTTGGATCACCCTGTGCTGATGCGTCAATCGGATTACCATCTGCATCAAGTGACTGATTGGTTACGGCACCTGCGTTGTCATTGTCACACATAAATTCCTCCTGTAATTTAATTTTGTACTATATCGCTATATTAGAATATTCTAATATATTAATATACGATATAATTAATGCATACATTATACCATAGATTTACTTCAGTTGCAAGCCCTTCGATTTGATCTTTCCAATACCATCAAGATATGCGTGTATTTTATTAGACATATATAT